CTGCGCTTATCTCAATTAGTTTTGCTTCTTTTACTGCCCAAAAATAACCACTTTCAATGGCTTTTTCTTTGTTGCCTATTTGATTAATATACTCGTTCCAAACCTTATACTCTTCAACCTCTTCAGCATCGTTAACTGCTAAGTCTATTTTAACGTAATACATACCTACTGAGTGCTGGTCAACATCACCCTCTTTGTATTGCATAAACATCATTGGGTTATAATCCTTTAGAATGTTTGTGTCCATAGCAACCACAGTTGTAGTACCTAACTTATTAACCCCTAAATCTGTCCATAGAACGTCTTTCTCGTAAACCTTAGTGGCTTTACCTATCTGCGCTCCTCTTTGTTGTATATGGTCGTGTAAATGCCAAATTTTAGATTGTCTTTCGTCTATTGATTTTTTGAATGTGTTTTTTACGTGAACGTCATTATGTGAGTCTAACCAATTGTAAGTATTACCGATAATTGTACGCCTTAAGATAGTATCAGTATCTCCATCTTTAGAAGTGCTTAACGCTTTACCTATTGGCTCAACCTGATTGTTAATTAACATTGAAGCATCACAACTTTTAAACTGCGCCTTTTTAAACTCGATATGCTCGGCTTTGTTCTTAATTAAGTCCTTTATAAAATCGTTCATTTGGTTATGATTTGGTTATCAGAAATCTGCTTAGTCTTAATTTCTTTTAGCTTCTTAATCTGCTTCGGGGTTAGTTTCTTTTCCATCTAAATCAATTATTAAATCAGTATTACCTATTGCTTCTAAGTTGCCCAACGCTCTTAACTCATCAATAGACATAGCCTTAATAAACTCTTTAGCTACATTGTTAGGCATTGAATTAATAGCGTGTAACACATTATTAGTGCTTCCTTTTAACTCCTCAATGCTGGTAATGTCTATTGTAATCATCTCATCACTACCTAACTGCTCATTTAAGAACATTGTAGTTGATTTAAGAACCTTTTTAGCTAAAGGAATGTAAACGTCTATTGAAGCGGTTTTACGTGCTTCTGATACGTTGTTATATGTGCTTTTTTCGTTGTCGTTAAATAATACGCTTGGCATACCATAAGCTGAACAAAGAAGCCTTAAAGAACTTGTTATCCCATCTAATAGCTTTAAGTCAGTTGGTGACATACCAGTTTGAATGTAATTCAAATCTGTGTTGCTTATCTTAATCTTATTAAACTTATCAGCACCTCCTATCTCGCTATCAAATTGATTTTGTAAAATGTCCCTATCTTTTTTAAGCATTGGGGTATCTGACTTGTTGGTTAAGATGCCGATAATACCTCTATTCTTAAATATAGATGCTTCTGCTTTAAATTTCTCATTTGAAGACTGAACAACTACCCATAATGCTTGTAAAGGGGACATACCTAAATAAACATCTGAGTCATTCAGGTTAACTGAGTTGTTTGTTTTTATATGGTTTATTTCCTCTAAAGGAATGTTGTGGTCTTTCCCATAAGCATCTCTATAAATGTAATGCAGTAACGTACCATTTCGATTAACTGCTAATGTCATTTGACTACTTGGGATAACTACTATTTCAGCACCAGCACCAACACCTTTAATACACCATTGATAGCAATTACCAGTAGCTAATAAATTAACATAGCAATCTATAAGAAAGTCTATACTTGTTTGCTTATTGTTAGGGTTGTTTAATAGGTTTAAAACCTCTCCAGTATTATCTAAACGCTTACCATCATCATCTACACTAATCAAATCAATAGCACTTGTTGTACTTGCTATTTTATTAATTATCATATATACTAAAGGGTTACACCTATACGCTTCTAAGAATTTAGATTGGTTTGTAGTGCCACCAAATAACCCCCCAAAATAGTTGTTTAAAACTTGGAATGTGCTATTATTTTGGTAAGTAGGGTTACCACTTATGTAAGATTTTCCAGTAAAAATAGACTTGAATGCTTCGAGTCGTGTAGACATACGTTGTGAATTTCTACAAAGATACGAAATTTAACGATTAGTTTTTAATCATTGATTGATTAGTTTTTAATCAAACTTTTACAAATAAGTGTAAATAACGTACCTAATAGCATCTAAGGCATCATCCCATTGTTTTACTGGTACGTCTAAAATAGTGTCAGTTTTGCTATCTACTTTCCACTTATAGTTGTTTAGTTCCTTCTGAATGTTAACGCTATCTTCGTGTACTATTAGGTTGTACTTTTGCATTTTCCTTATACCATTCAACACAGACCCAGCAGGTTTTTTAACATTGAATGCTGGTATCTCATCAGCTTGTAACGTGCTTGTACTCTTTTGCTCTGCGCTATCACATATAACATAATTTTCTTGACCTATTATTTCAAAGTCTTCTTTAATGCGTGGGGTTAATTGTAGGCTTAAATCTTTAATACCTGACTCGTAAACAACTTCTTTTAGATAAAGATTGTTACCATTAGCCTTAACCCTTATACACGCTAAGGGGTGGTTTATACCCCAATCCACACCATAAAAAACGTGGTCGTAATCTTGAATCTCATCTTTGTAAGTTGACCAGTCAGGGTAGATTATTTCTTTACCTTTAAACACTAACCCCTTACCATAGATAGACCACATACGTTCATCAGCAGTACCACTCGCTATATTTATAGCAGTAGGTGCGTATCCCTCAATCTCTTTGACAATGCTTTTAGGTAAAAATGGGTTGTCCTGAAACGTGCTTCTATACGTCTTTACATCTTCACGCTCTTCTAATTTATACACCCAGCTTTGAGGTGCTGAGGGGTTACAATCTAAGATAAAACCCTCTTCACACCTTTGGTTTAATTGTCTAAACGTATGTATGTAGGTGCTTACTGCTTCGTTTATGTAGAATAAGTCATTCCGTAACCCATACACCCTCATAGGGTCATCTAATAAGCCTATAAACGTAATACTGTTGCCGTTAAGCGTGGCAGTTATATCACTTTTATTAATCTTTACATTTGGTGCTAAAGCTGGAAAACCAAAACCATAGCAAAGATTAGTAAAGTCTTTTAATGTTGTACGCTTTAAGTTTACTAAGGTATCTCTGCAAATAACAATATCTTTACCAGTATTTTTAAGACAATACACTATAATCCATTGAATAGCTGAGATAGTTTTGCTTGACCTTGTGCCACCGATTAAAACAACACCCCTATTATTATATATGTTTTCTTCTATAAATTTAAAATTACTTGTTACTTCAATGTCTAAAGTATCCATTATTTAATACCAACGTAATTAATATTGATTGCCTTAACTTCATTTTCAACTTTTAACTCTTGTTTTGGCTTGCCATCTATTTGTTCCATAATCATCTGTATTGCTTTTAAACTATCATTGCCCTTTTTACTCATTGCCCAGCTTGATAGCTTCATAGCTAATTGCATTTGCGTTGGCAGCTTCAAAGTTACACTTCCGTCTTCATTTACCATAGCAACTTGCGATGCAGGAAAAGTTATATTTCCCTCACTCTGCAGCAAGTCTTTTATCTGCGCTTTTATGGATATTGTCCTTCCTTTTTTATTTATGTTTTGTGGGTTTTTATCAAAACCAGATGCATTTCTTTTGTCACCAAAATTATCTATCATTAGAGTTGTTTTAGAGTTGCTATTTATTAATATTTTGAAATGCTTTCAACGGATAAAACACTAAAGAGTTTCTATATCCACCTTCTGCTGTCGGTTTTATTGGTGTTACTCCGTGCATATTTTTCCAGGCAGGATAAACTAACATAGAATTGTTCACGCTATCTATTGTTGCGTTATAATCTGGTATGTGTAAATTGCCTCCATTAGCGTTAAATCTTTTTGTGATAATTACGTTAACTGTGCCAATTATATTACCAGCATCCCTATGGAAATTAGCAGGTATATTGTAATTTGATATTGAGCTTGTCCACATATTGCCAAACTGCCATTTCTTTGGTACTTGCTCTTCAAATATTTGTTTTTGTTTTTCCCATACATTCGGTGTAATTTTTTTTATGATTTGTTCGCTTTCGTTTGCGAGTAACAGCATAGCCTTTATAAAAGTTTTAGCTGTTTTGACCTGGTGTACGCTGCTAATTGCAGGATATGGTCTTTTCATATGTGGTTTGGGGGGAATGCTTCCAATAATTGTGCTGTATTGTAGCACCTCTTTTTCATTGTTCTTGTCAGTAAATCCACTTGACCTTTTCATGGTGCTTTTGGGCACATTTTTACTCCTTAGTTCTGCATCTGCTATGTCAGCTAATTTACCAGCTTTCTCACTATATTTGGATATATCCTTTATGTAAAAACCTATAGCGACATCATTTTCATAGAATATGCAATCCTCTAATATGTTAGGCTCGAAATATGGGCATTCTTGCCCTATCTTTACTTGGTGTTCTATCTTTTTTAAATTAATTTTTTTCATAACAGTATACATTTGTTGCTTTTACTATAAATCTTTTTGGGACAATATCATCTGGGAGTTCATAAAACCTTTTGTCAAGTATTTTTACAGTATAAATATTATCTAATTTGTCAATACAGCTTCTGAATCTGTTTAAACTCCCATCTACATCAAAACTCCATTCAAATACCATTTTTTTGAATATTCTTTTTGTGTTTTCAAGTATCGGCATTTCTGCACCCTCAATATCTATTTTAACACAAACTCCATCTTCAATAACTTCATCAAAATTGACACAATCTACTTTTAATCCTTTTCCATTCCAATTTTTATACATAGAATTTCTCCAGACATTACCATTATTGCCTACATACAAATTGGCTTTTTTCCTTTCATTATGCACTAACCCTGCACAAACTACATTGGCTTTATAATTATTTAATTCAAGGTTTTTCCGTATCATTTTGCAATTATTTGGGTCTGGCTCATATACCGTAACTTCTGCACCTAAAGAACAAGCTAATAAAGTGAAAGCACCAACATTTCCACCACAATCTACCCATTTTTCTCCAGGATTTATAGTCATACCCTTTTTTCGGTACACATTTGCACCTATTACTTCTTCAAAAGTTTTTAAGTCGCTGGTGTTATCCCTATAATAGAATTTTATACCATTAATCTGACCTAAATTCATAATTTATCTTTTTCTGACTTTAAAAAATCTAAAATCATCTTCCCTACATATGCATCTTGGCTTCTCCAAAATTTTACAAGTTCATACGCTTCTTCATAATGGTCTGGCTCAAATTCTATCTGTATAGCTTTTCTCACCCCATCAGACATATCATTTAAATCATCCTCTACATCTTCCTCATCTAATATGCTATAATCTAAATCCGTAGGTACACTTACACCCCAATCCTCTATAACATTTTCTTCTAATTCACTTGAAAGTATCTCATAATCTATTTCTATATTCACTTTTGCGGTTTGGTTATCTGCTAAAGCCATTTCTCTGCCCTCTGGACTATCCAGGTCTATGTCTGTTCTTTTAACAGCTATTAATTTTGTACCGTCGCTTTCGACTATTTCTACCTCATCCATTCCCAATTCTATGAAATTTTCAGTAGTTTTATTTCCTGCTATTATTCTATTGTTTTTATCTATTAGTATTGAACGACCAGCACCGAACTTTTTTAGGGATTTTTCCATAAGCATTTTACCATACTCTGTTCCCTTGTTAAAGTTTTTGTCATCATATTTTAAATCTGTAATTTTATTCTTCTTTGCCATTATCTTTTCTTTTTAATCGTTTTTTCTTTCGCCCAGCCGTTCTTATAGCTTTCTGCTCTTATTTCTTGCATCGCTAAATAAAGCATATTTTTTGCATCTTCAATGGTTAGAATGTCGTTTTTAAAGTCAGCTAACACACTTTTAATATCTTGACAGTTTTCTATCCTTCTATCTTTGCGCTTCATTAGTTCTGCATACTTCATTTTTTTATTTTAAAGTAGTGAGTAAATAGTATAGCTTAATCCTACTATGGTAAACCTAATTAATATCGGTGTTAGTTCTTTGGCAGTCATTACTCTGCTCTCTAAAGGCTTTATTTCTAAGTGTGGTAAGAAAGCTATAATAAACCTATCTAAGTAGCTTATGGTTAATTGTAGTATCATTAGAAGCGTTCCAAAAGCTATCTGTGAAATGTATTTTAATTTTTTCATTTTTATTATTTTTTGGTAAGATAGTAATTATTTTTCATTTATTTTAATTGGTCTTTCTATCCTATACTCTAAACTTTCCCTATTTATGGTTAGTTCAGAGCCTTGTGATGTGTTTATATAGAGTAAACCATCTGTTGAGTCTAAACACTTTGAGTCATAAACAAAATGCTTTACAAATAATTCATTTTTCACCTTATACTCAATTACAAACAATATATCTTCATCCATATTTAAAAGTAAAAAAGCCACCTACTAATTAAAGCAGATGGCTAATGGTTAGGTATTAAAATGGTAAACCTGATCCATCGTCTGCAACAGGTGCAGCTTGTTCTACCTTATCACATCTCCAATGGCTTAAGGAATTGTATACTCTTCCGTTATACTCATTACCTCGTATTGAGAACTCAACTTCAACTTCATCCCCAATTTTATTATACTCAATAAAATTATCAACGTGTTCTGCGTACTCTTCCTTGTTATACATATTGAACGAATAAGGTGTTACATATCCGTTCTTTTCATCTGATTGGATAACTACATAATCTAATACTACTGCTCCGTTATCTAATGTTTTCTTCTCTCCTATCTTCGTGATAGTTCCTTTTACTTTGTAATTCATTTGTTTACTTTTTATCGGTTATTTTGCTAATATAAGC